GTCGAATATCTTGGTGCCGACGATGGCGGCCAGATCGGTACTGCGCTTCAGCGCCGCCGCCGTTGCCTTGGCGAACTCGACGAAGACGCCCATCAGCCGTGACCTCGTTTCGCCGCCAGCTTCTTCAGCGATGCGCGCGTCTTCTGCTTGATCGTCTCGTTGATCTTCGGCCTGTTGCGCTTCAGCGCCGGGAACAGGAACGGCCTTGCTGCCGATCGCACGGAGCCAAACTCCAATGCCATCGCCTGCACGCCGGTCACGCGGAGCCGGACGTCTTTGCCCTGCCGCTCAACCTTGATGCTGTCGATCAGGCGGCCGCGGAAGACGGCCGGGCTCTCACCCGCGCCCGACGACTGATGCAGCCGCCCGCGTATGCGGTAGACCTTGCCCGTCTTCGGCCCGCGCATGTCGCGCGCGATGTCGTCGGCCACGATCTGCGCTGATGCTTCGAGCGTCGGCACGAGGTCGTCGAGCACTTCCGCTGGCAGCCGGCGCAGCTTGTTCTTGAGCCGCGCCATGTTCTTCCAGGAGGCCTTCACCGTCACGACGGCGCGCCTTCCTCACACTCAAGAACCGTCCGGCTCCAACCGCCGTCCGAGAGGTGGCGAATACCTTGGATCGCGTAGACGCTGTTCTTGTAGACGAGCCGCATCGCCGTGGTCAGGTCGGTGCGGTAGAGGATCGTCACCACCGCGCTCAACCGATGCACGGTCTGATCAGCCGCCACAATCTCGCGCGCCGACTTCATGTCCACGTGAGCCCACAGCGTGCGGTAGGTGCTCCACGTCTCGCTGACGTTGCCGCCCGCGCCATCGCTGGCGCCCCGCGTCTTCGTCTGGATCGTGACGCGGTTGCGGCGGGCGCCGATGCTTACACGAGCCACGTGCGCTCGCCGTCGAGCATGGCGTAGATGTGGTCCGGGATCGTCGCCGAAGCGTCGCCGCGGTTTTCATAGAGGAACGCGATCAGCGCGAGGATGCCGGTCTTGATCTTCGCCGGCACGTCCTTCGGGTCCGACGCGTAGCCGCAGATGAATTGGATTTCGACGCCGTTCGCCACGCGCGTGGGCGTTGGCCAGGAAGCCGTCGAGCGGACCGTGATCCGGCCCGGGCGCGAGACAGCGTCGACGTAGTAGTACGCGCCGTTGAACTCGGTCGCCACATCGCTGTCATCGTATGTCTTCACGTGCGTCACGCTGACGAGCGGCGCGCGGGGCATCTCGACGTAGCCGCACACGGGCCAGCTATCGAGAAACATTTTCCACGTCTGCCGCATGATCGCGCGGCGCGTGTAGGTCTCGGCAAGCTCGGTGGCGGTGCGGATCAAGCCGTTGACAAGATCGTTGTCCGCGTCTTCGTCGATGCGTGCGTGCAGCTTCGCCTCGCCAGCAGTGACCGGCCACTCCGTTGGAAGCGTGACGCTTTGAAGCCGCAATTCGGTCATTTGTTCCTCACGCGCATCATGCACTCCGCTTTAAGCGTCTGCCCCGCGCTCGTCGTGACAATGCAGGTGATTTTGTAGAGCTCTAAATTCGTGCCGCCGCTAACCAGCGTCTGCGCGAGTTGGCCGGAAGCCGTATTGCTGCCGCAGGTGACGTTCGACGACGCCCCAACCTCGCCTTGGTTCACCGGCGTCACCGATGAGACCGTGCTGATGGTCTCGTCCGTCGCCATATCGGCGGCGAAGTCGAATTGCAGAAGCACCGCTTCCGCGACCTGCTTCTCCGTCGTTTGCAGCGTCATGTCAGCGGCTCATTCCCGTCAGAGACGATGGTGCGTGATTTGCCCGGCGCGACGATCGGATCGCGGCCGGAACTGTCGAACTTGCGCAGCCGCCCCGGTGCCGTGATCGTCTTCTCGCGCGCGGGCGCGGTGATGATGCGGTCGCCGCGTTCCAATGTGACGGCAAGCTGAAACGTCGAGACCGTGTGGTCGCGGAGAACCGAGGCGCTCCCCAGGAGCGGTGGCGATACCGCGAACACAAGCGTCAGCGACGGGACGCGAAGCAGGCCGACGCTTTCGAGACGAGGCGCTGCGACCGATAGCTGAAGCGTTGGCGTCCTTAGAACCGAGGCCGACGCGATCTTAGGCACCGTGACCGTGGCCACGATGCCGATCGACGGCACGCGCAGCGCGGATACCGAAGTCAGCTTCGGAGCGACCAGCGAAAGCGTCGCGCTCACCGTCGGGGTGCGAAGCGTTGAATTAGATGTCTTCTTCGGCGGCGAGATCGTGAACGATGCAGACACCACCGGCGCCCGCAGCGCCGACACGCTCGCGAGCTTTGCGGGCGAGACGGTAAACACTTCAGAAATCGTAGGCGTCCGCAACACGCCCGAACTTGCCAGACGCGGTGGCTGAACCGTGACCGCGCCAGCAACGACGTCGATCGTTGGCGTTCGAAGCGCGCTCGCGGATGAAATCTTGCCCGGCGACACCGTGAACGTCAGCGCCACGCTCGGCGCCCGCAAGACGCCCACGCTCGCCAGCTTCGGCGCCGTGATTTGCAGGCTCACCGTCGGTGTCCGCAGCAAGGACGTTGATGCGATCTTCGGCGGACTAACCGTCGCTGTCAGCGTGACCGTGTGCGCCCGCAGGATCGACGCGGACGTGATGCGCGGCGCGGCGACCTGCAATTGCGTTGCGGGTGTGCGCAGGGCGGAGACGCTGTCGAGCTTTGGCGGCTCAACCGTCACCGTCTCGCCACCAACGTCGACGGTTGCGTCGTAGAGAACCGATGCGCTCGCCAGCTTTGCCGGGCTCACCGTGAACACCAGGTTCGTGGTGTGTGCCCGCAGAACTGAAGCCGAGGCCAACTTGGCAGGAGAGACCGTGAACACTTCCGAGATTGTCGGTGTTCTCAAAACACTTGCCGACGAAATCTTCGGTGCACCAACCTGCAACCGAAGAGAAGGTGTGCGCAGGACGCTCGCGCTCGAAATCTTCGGCGGCGACGCCGTCTGCGCTCCGAGCGAGACCGTCGGCGTGCGGAGCGTTGAGGCGCTGCTTAGCTTTGGCGCGGTTAGATTTACATTTGTAGTGCCCGCTTTGATCTCGAAGGCGATCGAGGCGGTCAGGTCATCCGTCGCGACTGTAGTGCCTTCGAGTAGGTCACTCCAGGCAACTGTCGTCGAGGTGTCGCCGTAGCGGATCTGCACGCACATCGCCATCTGCTCTGTGGCGTTGCTGAAGTCCAGAATTTCGATCCAGCTATCAGCCGCCCTCGCGTGGCCGATGTTGTTTGTGGCGTTCTCGTCGATTGTGGCCGACACTTCGAAGACGACCGACGTTGCCGCTGGGGTCGCCGACAACGTCATTGTCTGCGTGTCAGTCAGGTGCGTGTTCGTCGCAGTGCCGCCGATCGGGCTAGAATTGTCGGCGCCCGTGACCTGGAACACTGCCGCATGCGATACGTGAGACGGCGTCCCCGACGCATCGACCGTGACCGTCATCGAAGACGGCGAGCCACCGACTGCAGCCCACCACGCGATGATCCGGCCGTTGACGGCTACAGGATCAAATGACGAGTCATAGGCGGTTGCGATTTCCGTCCAGGAGAGGCTACCACCGCTGACGGTAGGAGCGGTCGCGCCAGCCTCAACAACTTCCGCGACGACGATCAGGAGCGTGCTGGCGTCCGGCGTGAACGACGATGTTGTGAGGTTCGTCGTCCCAAAGGTGCTCGTGCCTTGAACGAGTTTCTCGACCTTCGGAAGGCTGCCGCCCGTTGTATAGAACGCACCCACAGCGCAAACATGCCGCGATGAGGCGCCGGCGGTGTAGGTCAGCGTGCCCGTGGCACCAGAACTCAGCTTGAACGCGTCGGAAACAGCGAGGCCGGTGTCAGCCCCCGTAGCCGTGTTGCTGTCGGCACGCTCACGCCAGACAAACTCGTCCGGATCGGTCGCGCGCGCGCGGCTTGCCGTCGTGTTGTCGGCGAGGCACTCGGCCATCACCAACAGAGTGTTGTCGTTCGCAACCGTGATTTCGGTCGTGGTGACCGTTGTCGAATTCGCGCCCAGCGTGTTCGCCGAGCCAGCGTCGAACGCAGCCGTCTCGCCGCTGCCCGGCGCGTAGGCCACAATGCGACCCAGCGCGACGTCGCCACCAGTCCGCGTGAACACCAAGTCAGGCGCCGAACCGCCGCGCACGATGTAGGCCATGAGGCCCGACGCTATCGACGCACTCGTCGTGGTCGACGTGTTGCCGCTCGTCTGCTGCGTGCCGACGATGGCCCAGCCGCTTGGCAGCGTGAACGACGCGTTCCCGCGCGCCGCGATCGACGCAAC